GGGCCTTGATACATTATTACGTGGCCCTTCGAATCTGATCGATCATAGACTTGTGGAAGGCCTTCATGATAGCCATCTTACCTTCCTCGGTCAGATCGATAACCTTACGCTGCGGCATGTGAGAAGTGCCTCTCTGATGGTAAGTGAAGTAAGGCACTCCCGTAAGACCGAGTTGTAGCTCCGTAGGAGTCTGATTAGCAATCGCTCCCGCTCCGCCCGTAGCAGCCGCCTTCAGCCGACCCTCTAGTACCAATAGGCTTCTCCCTGGAGCATGGGCTGCCTTCCACCGAGCATATCTTGGACTAAGAGGAGCCCACTTTCCTTGCCCTTCAGTATTGAACTGATCCTCCTCAACCTTATAGAAGGCCTTAGTAACCTCCGGCCAGACAGGCGTGAGATCCTTGAGAGCTCCCTCGAATCTGTCGAACCAACGATTGAGTTGGACTTCGTTCTCAACCTCAATAACAAGGTTGGGCATTAGAACTGCTTGCTCCTCTTAAAGAAGGGTTCTGCATTCGGTCCGAGTACAGCATCCTCCTGGGGAAATCTAACTCCGTATGCTGAGGGAGTCACACGTGAGCTAGATGCTATCCCAGGAGGAATTGCTGAACCATCTTCAAGGGACTTCATTCCCTTGTTGTAGCGGCTCTCCCAGAAAGCCCAAGCAGGAGTTTCACCAGCTCCTACCGACGCTGGAAACATGCTCTTCAAGATGGCAGCGGCTGCACCATACATATTGAGCAACTTCAACCATCCGACGAAATAGCTCGGATCAGTGGCTGGAATAACAGATACTCCAACCGATGCCAGCTTAGCATCGATCTCAAACGAGATTTCGTCGACAATAGCCTCAGCTTGAGTATCAGAGGGCGTTGTAGTTGACGACAACGTCCACTTACTAATCAAGTTCTGAGTGTCTTCCAGCGTCGCGTAAGACATGACTTAACTCTTTGCCGGGCCCTGACCCTGGAAGGCAGCCCTAGCAGCATTCGAGCCGCTCGGCGGGTTGTTGACCGTCGAAGTAGCCGGAGCACTCGAGCCAGCCGCAGGAGCGTTAGGAGCCGGGTTAGTAGGACCCGAACCAGCGCTGCCGGTCGACGAGCCACCTTCGGTCACCTTGACCTCGGTAGTTCCGTCTGAGCGGGTCTCATGCTCGGCGGGCTCAGCTTCGCCCTCCGGTTCCTCGTCAGAGGCCGGTTCCGGCTGACGCTGTGCAAGCCGCTTGTTGTCGATGATCAGGAAGGGATCACTGACAATGGAGTCCCAACCTTCATCATCCTCGGAAATCTCCTGCTCTTCCGGACCGAATACATGCCCACCGCGACGGTAGGCTCCGGTCGGATGCCCAGGAGCTAGTTTAACCATTGGCATTAGAGCTTTCTCCTTTCTCTAGATTGGCGTGGGAGGAACCCGCGTAGGCCTGCGGGCCCCTCCCACTTCGCTAACAGGACGCCCAAGTTCGCCCTGGAGGCGCTAACTCAAACCTACCCACATGGGCCCCGTTCCAGCATTAGGAACGGCGAGGGTATCGGGTAGGTCATCTTGCGAGCCCACTGTAGCCCATGGAGGAAGTCCAGATCCAATTGCGGCCATAATGGTGCTACTACCCACGGCTCCACGATATATGGTCGGTGGAGTATCTGCTACAGCTAAGACGGCTGCATAATAAGCATCCGTAGCGGGAATCTCCAACGGAGAAACTAGATCTACCGTCTTAAGCCCCGTGGACTCCCAAGCGGTCGTCTGAGAAGCTGTCTCGGCAAGGAGATTACCCTCCTTGTCGTACAAGCCTAGCTTGCCCAGAGTCATGACCGCAGCTGCTCCATTGATGGAGATGCTAAGGCTCGTAACCAACTGGCCTTTACGCAGGCCTACCATCGTGAGGTATAACCCCCTCGAAGTCAGAGCTTGTGTAGCGACGCAGGCCATTCGACTGAAGGTCTCCGCAACAAGACCCTGTGCCTCACGAACAATATCGTTGACATCTGATGCGAGAGGATTACCCTCCGAATCATACATCGACACGGGCTCCGCGAACGGGGAGTCGTTATCGACAACTACAGGGCGTGCAAAGTCGTTTGCCATTACTCACCTCGCTCAATAGTAGGGCTGAACAAGCCAGCCCTACGATGAACGACTAAGCCGAAGCTTAGCTGTTGGTAACTCGAATGGCCATCTGCCACATGCCGTAGCCGATGTTCCAGCGGCCGTCGACGCCGTACATGTAACGCTTCCGCATGAATGCGGCCTCGTTCTGGGACGGATTGTCGAGGGCGTTGAACTCCGGCGCTCGACGCATCTGGAAGACCAGAGGCTTCACGGGCTCGTTCAGACAGAGCAGGTACCAGTCGGTGGCATCGGTCAGGTAGCCGTTGACGTTGAGCGTAACGTTGTTACGCCAAGGGTTGGCGGCCGCGGCAACCGAACCAGAAGGCAGGGACTCCGAGGTCAAGAACTGGCGGAAGACGCCTTCTAGGGCCGGCGGAACAACAACATCGGTAGGCGTGAGGTTCATCGGACGACCACGGTCATCCTTGAAGCTCCTCATCGCGGCTACTGCAGTTGCGTAGTCGGTCTGAATGTTGGCCAAGGTAACGCCGGTACCGGTCAGCTTGTTGGACTGGCTGGTCTGATACTCGGCGCCAGGAGTTGCGTGGTCGGTGTCAAAGAAGAACTGGCCATCGTAGGCGAGGCCTGCAATGGTCGCGGCAGAGCCGCCTTCAAGGACGTCGACTGCGAGCTGCTCCTGAGAGCGCATGGCCTCGGTGGCCATCTGAGAAATACGCGGGCGGATCTGGCCGAGCTTGTCGTCCTCGATCGCGTTGCGGTCAACCTCGAGGGTCGACTCCCAGTCCTTGTTCCGAATGGAGTAGTTCGTGGGAGTGATGCTCGAAAGCTGCCTCTCACCAATCCACTCACGCATCTTCGGAACGGTACCGAACCAGGCGTAGGTCTCAGTGTCGGTGTTCGAATCGACCGTCATGGCGATCTTGTTCAGCAGCCGATCCTGCTGGGAAGCGGCCAGAAACTGGTCGTTCCAGAGGGAGCGGTAGTTGGTGTACAAGGCAGCCAAGAGGTCAGAAGTAACAACTGGCATGTTAGTAAGCTCCTCCTTTCTTTAGCGTTAGAGCTACTTCGTCAGGCCGGGTACGTAGACCCAACCGAGTGTGGTGGAGATGAACTCCGTAAGCTTGCCGACGGGAACGTCGTTAGACGGACCAGAGGCGTCATCAACCGTGTTGTTGTCGACGACCATCATGTCAGTGCCAAGCATCGCCTGAGTGATCGAAGACGCCACGAACTTGAATTCGCAGTCCGCGTCCACCCGGATGACCTTGTCACCGGCAGAACCGCCGGAGTTGTCGACCTGCTCGATCGCAACACCAGCGACCACAAAGCTGGCCGTGTCTGCAGCGCTCACGGCGTAGCCGGAAGTGTTGACGCAAACAAGGGCGCCCTTAACGATCTTAACGTTGCTCATCGGAAGGGCAAACACCCGACCAATGCCGCGCTTTTCTCGCTGGGCGTCAACGGTAATAGCAGTCATGCTAATGAACTCCTTTCGTCAGATTTTAGGCGCCGTTAAGACTTGACGAAGAAGCTCTCGGGAATCTCGACTCCCACGTAGCTGGCCTTCGTCTTCATCATGTTCTGGCGCCACTTGGCATCCGTCTCGATGCCAGTCATCTTGGCTGCCTGGCGGTCCACTTCGGTCGGCTCGAACCGAGAGTAGTTGCCATCCTTGCCGTCCTGAGTTCCGCGCTCGCCGACCTCGACCAGCTTGGGCTGAGAGTCGATGAACTCCTTGAACTCCTTCTCGTCACGGAGAGCGAACTTCAGAGCGAAGTCACGCTGCACCGGAAGAAGCTTGCCTTCGGAGATGGCGGCGTCAACTGCCGTGTTGGCCTTGGTCGTCGCCAGTTCCTTCTGGAGGCTGAGAAGCTCGCTAGACATGCGGGCCATTTCAGCCTTGTCAGCCGGATCGACCGAAGGCTGAGCGGCCGGCGTACCACCGTCCTTGAGCTTGGTAAGTGCGGCCTCTACAGCGGCGTCGTCGGCGCCCTCTTCGAGGCCAAGGAGCTTGATAAGCTTGTCCTTGTCCATTTCTTCTCCTCTTGAATGAGTCGCCTTGTTGGCGCGCTGGAGGCCTTCCTTAAAGGCCCTGTGCAAACCGCGGAGCACCGGAGCTCCTGGGCGTCCCTTGAAATGCTTCGCGACTCGATTGTTGACGAAGTCATCGAACGCGGTGAGCATGTCCTCAAAGGACTCCTCTTCCTCGTCTTCGAAGATGTACTTCTCAGACTCCTCTTCGGCATCGATCTCTTCACGCTCATAGAGCTTGATGATATCGTCCAAAGTATCAACCGCCGGAAGCTGTGCGCCCAAAAGAGCCAGGCCGGTCAGCACCAGCGGATAGACGTTGTCACCGATCTTGAAGTTCTTGTTGATCTCCACAGATCGCTTACGGAAGGCACCTGACTCAATGAGCTGAGCCACTGTTTCAGGAACCTTCATGAAGTCACCGACAAGCTTGTCACCAACTCGACGGACATTCTCAATCCAGCCGGCAGCAGGCATGTCGTCTGTCAGCAGCTTTTGCTTGTCGTTATGACCCAGCTTAATCGGGATGCTAAACACACCCTTTTCAGCCTTGTAGCTGCTAACCATATTGTCGAGGTCCTTCCCGGTAATCTTAATACCGTTCCAAACCCCAGTCGCGAAGATATCGACCCCAGGAAAGTTGCGTGTCTTCAGCATCGTCGCACAGGCCTCCCGGCGGAGCCGTTAATCTTCCTTACCGATATAGATGAATACACAACGGCACTTCCCATGACCTAAGCACTCCTTATATGGAGGCTTAAGTCGCTCGTAATCTTCACTGCCTACTTGAACCCGAATACCGTCAGCACTTTCACAGAACTGACAAGTACCTCTGTCAAGCACGCTCGAATAAACTGCCTCAAACGACCCTCCCCGTGCCGCAGAGTCGCGACCCAAGTTAAGTGCTTCCGAGACCGTGTTCTGGGCAGTCTTCTTGATCTCACGTTCGGACAGGCTCTTGAGGTACGCATAAAGCACGTTCTCAAGGAACCCGCGATTCGAAGCATTAATGTCTTCATCACGATACATCTCAAGAGCTTGCCAAACTGTCGAGCTCTTGAGGCGGTCCGCGAGTACATTAACGGAGGCCATGGCGCGCATAAATAGGAAGGTCTTAGCCTCTTGGCTTCCAGGCTCCAAGGACATCTTGAGTTCCTTCTGAACCTGATTTCTGCCTTCGTCGAACAGATCTTGCAGAACATCCTTGATCTGGTTCGCAAGCTCCGTCTTGTAAGGCACAGTGATCTCACCTAGTGCCTTGAGATCGTTCTTGAGCAGCAGCCCAACCGCAACTTCGGCCAGCTTCTTGGTCTGCTTCTCCTGCGCTGCCTTGACCATCTTTATAATGCGAGATTCACCATCATCCATCGACTGATTAATGTCAGCGAAGTTGATGCTCTTAGAGAACTCCCGAGCGGTATGCCTACGCGCATGGCGATTCTTGTAATTCCGCTTTAACAGGCTAGCCAGCTCAGGCGGAAAGTCATCTGGAATAGCTTCGTCAGGAAGATCATCCTCAGGTTGCGGTTCAGGTTCCGGCGGATTGGCCACCTCATCGGGCATCTCAGGCAGGCCAAGAATATCTCGGACCTGTTCCTCGATATCTGGACCAGCTGTAAGAGTACCGCTCGTAACAAACTTGGAAACCGCCTCGGCGATCATGCCAACATCTCGAGTGTCAAGACGCCCATGAATTAGCTTGGGATAACCGTTCGGCATCTTCCAGTTGAAATCGCACCACTGCGGAATTAGATAGCGATTGAAGTCGTCGCATATGTTCGTTGCAACAGACTCCAGAGCCATAACAAAGAAGCTAGACTTGTCTTGGTGCATAGCAAGTGAGCCAGTGGAGCCGGCTCCCATTGCGAGAAATTCAGCCAGTACAGATCGTAGGATTCTCAAGTCATGATGCTCAATAGAATCCATTGCGCTAAGCAGGTTTCCGTCTACACCCTCGACGCGATAAGTATAGCGACCTTTCTGCTCGATCATAAAGGCCTTCTCGTGAGCATGCAAAGTCATGAGGGCGTTCTCGAGCTCTATTCGGTCGTCATCATCAACATCGTTACCTTCAAGGCTACCAACATCGATACCAACTGTACGCCGTTCCTTTGCGATCGCATCGATGATGTAAAGCTTGTCCTTGAAGTACCAGTGCTTGTAGGCTGGACGAAGAACACTCTGGCCCTTGTAATCCGAACCTTCAAGATCGTTCACAAAGACGAGCAGCTTCTCAACCGGAATATCAACGGTCTCGTAGCCTTGCCCTCTCCAAGCAGACTGCTGAACTCCACTCAAGCCTCCGGTGTCGTCCACCTTCCACTGAGTAATCGTAACTGGCATTCGAGGTGCCAACTTACGCAAGACAACCATCTTCTCTGCCGGATCAATCTCCCAGACCTTCTCAAACGGCATAACACCGTAATCAAGCATCAACAGGGACTGTCGAAGTAGATTATGCCAAGTGATGGTCATCTTGTTGAAGAGCTTGTCACTTAACCACTCAGTAATCTGAATGTCGGTCGGATCATCCGAAGGCGCTTCGAGCTTCCAGTCCACGCTCAGCAGCGGCAGCTTAATCACCCTCAATGCGGACGCGACCTGGCCGTCTCCTTTACGCATCTTATCGATGGTGTAGTAGAGTTGTGGAGTTTGCAGGTCGACATTGTAGTCTTGCTGCAGCAACAGACCCGCTGAGATAACAGATCCAGAGGCGCCCACCTCTTTGAGGTTAAGGCGGGGCTTAGCAGCTGCTGTAGGAGCTCTGGTAGGAACCTCCACTGCGGACGCCATCTGGACCGGACGGGGCTTGTTAGTACCGTTAGGCTTTCTTCGTCGAATAGCCATTAGAACTGGCGCCTCCAAAGAGAACCGACAACGGTAGTAATTCCTGAGCGGCGCTCAATCCTCTCCTTGAGATGCTTCTCCATTGCTTGGGCAGAGGTCTGATCCCGCCGACTAAGCTTCGGAATTCGATGCGAAAGCATATGAGTCCAAAGCCAGACATTAGCGTCTACTCGGTCGTTCGGACTCTCGAGGCTAAAGCCAACCGACTGATCTTCTAAAACCTCATGCACACCCACGTGATGAATTCGACCCTGCTGATACAAGTTAGAAACAGGCTCAGCACGAACGAGCTTACCACGTGTAGCGTTAACCTCAATGATTGGAATCGGAGGGTGACCAAGATCTCGAGCAGTAAGTCGAACCACGGTCTCGACCATGGCTCCACCGAAGTTCTTCTCAACTAGAACGAAGTCGGCATCCTGCTCGTCATAGGCCTCAATGACCTTCTTAGACCACTGCGAAGGGGTACCTCGCATAGAGTAGTCTTTAATGACGTAGCCGTGGGGATCGTCTTTGCTGCCTCCCGTAGCACCTGCGATAATACCGCACTCGTGCCCTTCATCGGACCCGGTTGGGTCAACTGCAATGCCAACGCGTAGGACAAGTTCAGGCAGCGATTCTACACGATGCAGCTCGAAGTCTTCGTAGGTCCAATAGGCATCTGGATTGTCATCCAGAAGCTGACCGTAAAGCTCCTGCTGGCCAATGCGAGTTCCCTTGTAGGGATTAACGACCTCTTCAATGTAGGTCTCTGACAGGTTGGCGAAGTTATCGAAGGTAGAGCCCTTCGTAATCTTGATCCTGCCATTGCCCAGCTGATGGCGCTTGTGAAGGGTACGCAAGAACTTAATAGGCCTCGGAGTGGTAGTGATGAGCACCTGGCTAACGCCCTGGCGAAGACCGAACATTAGGTTGCTCCAGGTCTCGTCGATCGTTTGGTGGGGCCAGGCTGCCACTTCGTCGCACCATGCGAACTCGTGCTGCGGACCTCGAAGACGACGGGGTTCCTCAGCAGAATATAGGTGCGCGACCGCTCCGTTGGGCCATACGATACGCCTGTTTGATTTTTCATACTTGGGCATGAAGTAGGGCGGCGAGCAGTAGAGGATACCCGAGTTCTGCATAAGCTCGTCAACCATGACGTCGCGAGCATCAGCAGCAGTGGGAGCAACAAGAGCCACGCGACCAACCTTGCCTGATTCCACCTTTTTAATGGTAGTCTCAGCGCCTGTTCTGGTCTTGCCCCAACCTCGCCCCGTCTCAATGAGCCAGATGAGGTACTCCAGCGGCTCAAGTTGCTCTGGACGAGCAAAGTTGCTCCAGTCCCACTGCTTCTTATAAGCATCGAGATCAACTATCTGCTGGTTGGTCATCTTCCTGCATCGGATTAACGCCCATCCTCTTGGCTAGGCGTAGTAACGAGTCTTGATTGTCGAAGTTGTACTGATTGTTTTGTTGCAAGACAGGCTGAGGGCTCAAGTTACCAAGGCTACCTAGGAGTAGCTCAAGCAGCTTAACCTGCTGGCTAGATACCCTCTCAATGTCCTGGGTGACAGCCGCCTTCAACTCACCAAGTAGATGCACCGTAGTAAGCAGCCCAAAGGCGCGTGCGAACTCAGCTGCATACTTAGCGTTCTGCAGCCAGATCATACGAACCTCTACTTCGGACTTGCTAGTTAGCTCTGCAACCAGCTTAATGTCGCCCTCAGCGGCGATGACAGCTGCGACGACATGAAGCACCTCGGGCAGAGCCACTCCTTCCCCACTCTCAACAATTGCGGTTGTGGGTTCGGAGTCGCGGTCGGCGGGCACTTGCTACAACCTCTTTCCAAAATGGACATAGTAATCTCCACCACTAATATAACCTATGCCGTAACTTTTGGATACCCCCAAAAAGTGCCCGCAAACAGGCAACAAAAAACCACCGGTTTAGGCCGGTGGCTCTTGCTCAGTCGCACAGGGGTGCCAGAGGCACCATGATCAGCTCTCGGGTAATATCTCCATTAGCACCCGATCAAATGCCTCATTAAAAGCACTCTTACTAGCGAGAATTGCCTCTCGACTAAATTCTCCCAAATGAATCTCAGCTGTTCCCTCTACGCCGAAATAGACCTGGGTGCCCCCGATTCTTATAGCGAGGCATTGGTCCGACGCTTGCCCAGCTGATATGTAAATGCTCAGGTATGGGTTTTCAGCCACCTCTTAATCTCCTCTATCCAGCGGGGATGACCAGTGAGAGCCCAGTCGTACCAGTAGCCGGCTAGGAGCCCGGAGGCTAGTACGCAGCTCCAGCCGACAACCTGCTGCAGTATGTTGATCATATGTCGAGAATCCCCCTTAGTATCTCGTCCTTGACGACGCCAAGAGCAGCTACCCACTCATTTGGGTCTATCTGGAAGGTGATCTTGACCTCGACCAAGCCCGAAGGCAACGGCATAGTCTCTACACTTAGCTGGTGCTTCTCGGGCAGAGCCTTGATGGCCAAAGAGATTGCTTCCTTGGGGTACGTGCCGACCATTTTACACATCCTCCGGATTGATGCCTAGCGACTTGGCTAGAGCGGCTATATCCTCGGCTCGCTCACCACGCCGGAAAGCGGCCATGATCTTCTGAATGGCTTCTCGGTGCTCTTTGTTGCGAGCTTTTTGAGCCTCCTTGCGTTGCTCGCTGGACTGCCGATCCTTGCTTGGCAGATTGTAGCCGATTTTGTCGGCGATAGCGATGCGCATCATAGCTGCTCGGCTGATTTTCTGTTGGTCGCAATACGCGTCCATAGCAGCTAGCATCTCTACTGGCACCTGGAACATGACGGGTGTGCTGGCCATCTCAGTTGGCCTTTAGAACAATTGAGATGACCGTGCCGTTGCAATTGGAATGCCGGCGAGTAACCACCATTTCATGGTACTGACCGTCGTCACATAGACCAGAGGTCCTGGTGACCGCTACTTCTCGACCGCACTTACATTCGACTTTCATCTGAGTTGCCATGTGCTTGCCTCCTTAACCTTATGCCATATTATATGCCTTGGGGAGCTTTGCTTGCAAGCGGGTTGGGGGCAAAAAGACCAGGTATTTTAATTCATACTGTCGTCGTAGGATATTATCATTTGTTTTGACGGGTATCTGATAACTGCTATCAAATAAGCGCAAAATTTTGCCCGTATCGTTTGACAGTCCTCCCTAGCAGCGCGTTGACATATTTCGGATTTTTGTGAGGGCTGACTAACTTTCGTCGCCAGCCCTCACTGATCAGTGCCCGCAGTTAGGACATCGAGTGAACGTAAACTGTGAGTCCGTGTCGTAGCCACAGTTCATGCAATGCATTCGTGCTTCACCATCTCCCCAGGTAGTGTACCCTTCGAGCTTGATGTAGCCACGCCTGATTGCCTTGATCACCGCATGCGTACGGTTGTTGGCATTCAACAACTCTCGGCAGCGGATAACCTCCAGCTCTACTAGAGCCTTACTGGCAAAGATCCGATCGGCAATCCATTGATTGGACCTACCCTCACGGATGTACTCCAATACCTGAATCTGCCTACGGCTCAATGGGTTACGTTCACTACTCAACGTTAACCCTCCTTTCCTATTTAATATAAACCATATCGGCTCTGAAGGCACTACCAGGTCATCACTCGAGCGATTTGTATCTTGGCGTTGACCAAGCCACGCCGGAGGCGGTATAATAAAGGCACGAAGAACGAATTCTAGGAGGGCAACCTGCTTCGCGTGTCCCACCCTAATCACAGCGCAGCTGCCGCCCCTAGAAGTCCCTCTCCGTATCTATAATATACCACATCCGCAGCTCGGCGGTCAAGCCCGGCGAGGCGGTATACCTGGTATATTTTATGCCACTACTTAGCTCACTACTGCAGCAACTAAAGCCCCGTCGCACAGGGTGCCACTGAAAGTGGGACATTACGAGGGCTATTTTATTTAAGTGGTTAAAACCCATTTTATACCCTATATAGTAGTGGTATGTAATAGGTATATATAAAGGATAAACCGCACTTCAACCACTTTAATGGGTTATCCACCGTAAAGGTAAGATCAAATTTGCCATCTTGAAATCAAAGCAAAAATATAATATAATTTATGTATGAAGACCACCAAATACAGAATCAAAATATCGCTGGCGGCAAAAAGTCAACTCGATAGTTTGCGTATAACCCCCAAAAGGCGATATCCTCATCTAGTGCCTCCAAGCCCAACACCAAGGCCTCCCATTGCCAAGCGCTTCCATCCCAATTATGTAGATAATCGTAGCGACTCATTACGGCAGGCTCACTTGTGGTCATTCAACAATCGTATTGTACACGTAGACACCTATCTTACTGACCTGCAAGTCGCTGTTGTACTTGCGATGGCTCTAGAGCATGATGTTTATGCTCAAAGAACACATGGAGTTAGTGAGAAGCTGATACCCATCACAAATCCGAACTCAATAACCCATCATTTACTTGGACAATTCCTAGACGCTGTTATTTTGGGCTACCTGATTCCTACGGAGGCTGCTTATGTCGCCTGATGATCCCCCGATTTCCCAAGAGGAGCTCTTGGCATACAATAAATGGCGCCGGAGGCAAGGGTTAGCGATACAGCCAATCAAGTACCCTAAAATCGTGCGCACTCTCAGTATCAGTAATGAAGCTTGGGAGCGCCTACAAATTCTTGCTACAGAACAAGGCTTCGTTTACGGAGATCATGGTAATGTGAGTATGCTACTCGAGTCAATCGGTCAGGGCATACTTGTCGTGCAGCCAAACAGTTAGCTCTTGTAGACACAGATACAGACACAGACATCCTATTCAATTGGCTGGACATTGGTCACAAAGAGGTAGAGACAGGCTCTTACATGAGACCATACGTAAGGCTACCATTACTCTACGCCACTTATGCTCGTTTTGCCATGAACCAATAAGCCCACCCGAACGATACACTTCATTTTGCTCTATTGGACACGGAGGTATGTTTATCTATCAAGTATGGCATTACATTTGTCCTGAGCCCGAACCAACCTGTGCACCAACAACAGCAACGGCAATAGAGGAGTACCCCGCTAGTGAATGAGCCTCTGCAAACCATCCTTGAAGAAGCAGCCGGTCTGGTAGACGGGCCGCGTGAATCAGATTACGGTCACCCGCGAGATAATTTCGCAGATATACAGATCGGCTGGGAAGTCATTTTTCGTGGCGGCATCACACCCGCTAAAGTAGGTCTCGCTATGGCCTGGGTCAAGATCTGTAGGGAACTCCACGTGTCAAAGCGAGACAATCTAGTAGATCTGGCGGGCTACGCTCGTACAGTAGAAAAGGTGCTTTACGATGAGCTCTAACCTCACCCTTCTTCACCCCAATACCTACAACGAGCACCACCATCGGGTTTATGCCTGGATCTCAGGCCACAGAAACCCGAGCATGAACTACGCAAGTTGGTCTAAGGAGCCCAACTACTGGACCGGGTTTCTTTTGTTGCACAAGGGCCCAGATCATCTCACGATTCTACATAAGGAGGCAACCGTAGTTGCAAACTCTCGAGGCATCGACTTTCTACAGTCACCATCCCCACTATCAAATCCTCTTAGCAGCTCTCTTGGACTCGCAAACGTGGATGACATCTCGGGAGCTCAGCCAAATCACGAGCCTGCCTCGCAACTCAGTGAGCCAACGCCTAGCTACTCTAAGAGCGCGCAATCTGGTCATTCGTTCTCCTATTAAAATAACCCACCAAGGGGTCTATTACGAGTATCGATATGCCTCAACCATTAAGTCCCCGTCAACTCATGATTCTCAGCTGGTTCAAGGAGCATCCCTCAGATCGACTAAATAAATCCACTCTGGCTCATCGCCTTAATGTGCCCTTCGTGGCAATCGATCAGCAAGTCAATATACTGTACCAACTGAGGCTGTTGTCTAGGCGCAGAGCTCAGGTAGGCGCAGATCAGTGGGAGTATTACCTCGCCGATGCAAACCACTCACATGAATACCTCTGATTTTAACGACCCGAGCTACGAACATGCTCACCAGCTAATGCTCTCCAATCAATTGGAGGGTGAGTTTCGTACTAGCTCCAGCTATACTGATGCTATTTATCTGGATGGCTTTAGAATGCTGTTGGCCGACATGCCCTTCTGGAAAGCCTATTTTGAACAGCGAATCAGAGGACTTACCCCAGTAGGTACGGGACGAAGCGGTGCCTTAATATTGGGTATACTAGGCAAAGGTATACTGTGGAATGGAAGCAAGAATTATGGCCTAGAATGGGCTAATTACCCCGTCAAGCCAGGGTTACTGACCTTCCCATCCCGACGTATGCATTGGCCTGTCCTCGATCAACTGGGGGTCGTATTAGTGGATGATTGTAGGTTCACAGGAAAAACGCTCTCAAGCCTCCGGCTGGCCTGTGCGCGCCAAGGCATGGAGGTTATCGATGAGGTTGTGGCATGGCCTTACCAACTATTATAGAGCGGTTTGATGCTCATCGTTGCTGTGCCCGTTGCGGAATCGAACCTAAGGAGGTACGTAAGTATGGAAAACGATGCTTCCACTGGGGCGTTGTCTACGACAGCCATTTCTGGATCGATTGGGAGCCCGCAGTTGGGCTTGGCCAGGAGGCGCGCAGCTCGTGATTCAAATAGGCACAAAGAAAGGGCCCCTTTCGGAGCCCCTTCTTATTCGGGACCTAACCCCGCCAGTTAGGCCTCGTCTTCGTCGTCCTCCTCGTCCTCGTCGTCGAGGCCCTCTTCCTGACGGACGCGAGCCAGGAGGTCGCGGATCTGGGAGCGCTGCTCGGCGTTGCGAGCCTTCTGAGCGGCCTTCTTTTCGGCGTCGCTCATCTTGGCCTTGCCGCCGGACGTCTTCACCGGGAGGGTGTAGCCAGCCGCACCGGCGAGGATCTCGGAGACGAACCGGCCGAGGGACTTGTTCTGTTCCTTCGCACCCTTCTCGAGTTCGATGCGGAGCCCGACGGGCACACCGATCATGAACTGGGTCCGGGTGTTGAGGGTCGGCGCCTTGCCAGCGTTCGCAACTTCCTCAGCCTCGTTGATCAGGTTGTCGTTTGCCATTGCAGTGTGTCCTCCTTATGGACCTTTGCTAATTTCTGGAAGGGGTCCGTGCCCTTTCCTTATGTACCTATAATACCCTATCCCTAGCTCAGGTCAACGCCC